CAAAATATAAATAATCCCGAGTTATTGAATGATATTTTAATAGAAATTTAGCTTTTGTGTGATCGTAATAATTTTCAAAATATGCTTTTTGAAAATCATATAGATGTGGTTCTATTTTACATTTAAGAAATAGTTTTTTTCTATTAGCAAAAATGATATTTTCTCCTTTTTCGTGTAAATTTACGCTTAAATCTAACATATTTTTCTTCCTGTACTATTTTCTTTACTAAGTTTAGATAATTTAGATACTTTATTACCAATATTTATTTTTTTACTTTCTATATTAAAGAAACACTTCTTAAACTTGCATATAGTTGGTTTTAAATTACTAAAATATTCAGTATAATTATTATCATTATTAATATTAAATACCGGTGGTGTATCTGAAAAAAGATGACTTTCACAAAAGAAAGAACTACCATCCCAGTCTACTACAATTCTATCTAAAGGTGCATTGCATCTATAGCCAGTAAAAGTATTATCATTTGAAAGCCAAAAACTAAATCTCGACCGTTTTTCACCATCCACTGGTATAGTATCATCAAAAAAGAAACTATGTTTTTTTAATTCATTTATATTTTCATTTTTTTCAATATATGATACCTCAGCTATATCACTTTTTATTGGTTGCGAAACCTTACTATCAATTAAAGGACATACCTCACAATGATCAGCACCGAGCATTTTTGTTGCAAGTTTGAAATCTGCCATAACATTATTTTTACGATTATACATAAATGATATCATATTAAGCATATTATATTTTTTTAATGTAAGGGCTTTTTTAATAAACGTATATATATTTGTTTGAGTATTGTGATAACTACCACAAACTTTTATTATGTTATTGTTTTTAGCATATCTTTTACAAAACTTTTCCCACCAATCATTTTTAAGAGAAAGATTAGATTGTATATCAAATGTGAACTTTACATTTTTATTAACACCCTCAAATAATCCATCTATATATTCAAATAGGTGTGGATATATTGTCGGTTCACCACCATAAATATACAGGTATATAGGCTTATTAAAGTGTTTATATGCTGCATTTATGAGTTCACATATATGCTTTACATTATGAACTACAAATGGTACTTTATTATAATGAAGATCAGTACAGTAGTAGCAATTATAATTACATTTTGACGTTAATCTAACCTCTATAGTAAATATATTCTGTTCTACCCCAACTGTCTTATAATTATGCATCTTGTTTCTTTTCTTTAAAGATTTTTAACAGACCATCACAGTTACAGCTCGTATGTGGACAAGATACGGGGCAAATTCTACCTATATCTCTAAAAAAGAACGGATTTCTTAATAAATCTTTTTTGTCTTCAAAGCAGACGCGATGGACCATCCCGGTATAAGATATTTCATAGTTATTATTCCAACAATCCCAGTTTTTAAAATTAGTAAACTTATTTTCAAATATATTATAATCGTTAAACATTTTTTTGTTACCAGATTCGTCTTCAAAAGTGAAATAATCCGGATAATCTTTAAATCTTTCAAATTCCGTATAAAAATTTTCGTTATAATCTTCTAATTTATGTACATCTCCATCTGCATATAAAAAATGCGGGTGAATATTGATCTTATCTCCATATTTTTCTAATTGATCAACAAAATTATGAGTTTTTTCCCAAAGTTTTTCATTATAATGGAGCATTACATTAACTTTAACTTTAAATCCTCTATTAACTGCAATATCAATATTTTTTAAAAGTTTTTCAAAACCTTTTCTATATTTAAATTCGTATTCCGAATGAAAGCTAAACAGAAAATAAAGTCTATCATCATATTGATGAGTTTCAAAGATACTACTTTTATTTGAACCGTTGGTAGTAATATATAACCTTCCATCTGGATGTTTTTTGACTACTTCTAAACATTTATCTATTAATTCTGGATAATGAGGATGCATTGTTGGTTCACCACCTAATAGTCCGAGAAATACAGGTAATTTAGCTCGCGCAAGACTTTTTATAACATGTTGCTGCTTACCCCAATCATCTATTTTACCCCACTCATCCCCATACTCTTTCATTGCATAACAATAGGTGCATTTAAAATTACATTGTGTACTAACATCCCAATGTACATATAGACGCTGTATTTTATGCTTTATGTCGTACTGTTTTATAAAATCAGTCTTCATATTTTTATTTAAATCTTGCATCTATATTAAATTGTTCAAAGCTTATATTATCTTTTCCATCTGTAGTCTGTACCCATAAAGGCTTAGATATATACAAAATAGTATTTAAATCTAAAGATTTAAAGACTTTATAATCATTATGAATATTATCTCCCGTAGGCCAATACTTAAGACCTTCTCTTTTAAAAACAATTTGACTAAATTGAAAATCAGTAGAGTTATATTGTTGAATAAACATCTTTAAATCATTAATATTCTTAAGATGTTTATTTTTTATAAAAAATCTTTTATAATATATTTTTTTACTTTTTGCTTTAGATAATACATCTTCAGATATATAATTTATAAAATTAATATCATAATTAAAATTTAAAAATTTAAAGAAATCAGATTTTAAATAATCATCATCTTCGAGGTAAAAAATAAAATCGCCTTGACTTTTATTATATAAAAATTTATATGTATCAGTTAACATATCATGCTTTTTATAATGATACGAAATCTTAACCGCATCGCTATAAATTTCAGTAATATCATTACTATCATTATTGACGATTATTTCAATAGGGTAATCAGGTATATTGGCTAAGACACTTTTAATACACCTTTTAAAAAGTTCAGGTCTATTATGTGTTAATATTAAAATTGATAGTTTCATACTCTTGTTTTCTTGAAATCCAAACCATCACAGCATGAATCAAGTAAGCAAATTTCACATTTACTTAAAAATGTTTTAAAATTTAAATCTTGTAGGTCTTGCGGGTTTATGTTTTTGTAGTTATAATCATTACACCTATAAACTTTTAAATTATGATCTATTATTACATTCTTTTTACCACTATCACATTTTGTAAATTTAAAAGATTTATGGATATTCTTACCTTTAACATCAGAATAATTAATTTTTTCACTACCATTAATAAGAAATGTCCAACTATCTTCAAAATATTTTCTAAGTTCTGGGTGATATTTCATCCAATATCTATACTCTAAACTTTTACCATTGTCATTACCTATTAAATAATCATCAGTTTTAAATTCATTATAACCATCAATATTTTTAAATAATAAATTTTCTATTTCAGTAAATTTCATTACTAATTTTGTCGGGAATTTTTTTAGTATATAATTTAATTCGTTAAGCATTTGTTCTTTTTTAGGTATCTCAGTACTAAAAAAACAATAACCAAGACAATCGTAAGCATTACAAATATCCATTTTTTCAACATATGTTTTAACTGATTGTTTACCTATATGGTAACTATTACATATATTTACCGTGTGATTTGACTTCTTAATATTATTAACAGTTGATAAGAATTTTTTTAATCGATTCTTATTTAAACTTAAATTAGAATGAGTTTGAAGGAATAATTTTTTTTCAGGAAACATTTTTATTATTTCATAATTTAAATATTCCCAATACTTACTCAAGGTCGGCTCACCACCGTAAAAATAGAAAAAAAGATGTTGTCTATCGTCAGGTATTTCTTCAAGTTTTTTAAGTACATTATTACATTGCTCTAGATCCCAACTTTTAGATAGGTTATCATATTCACCACAAAACCAACATTCATGATTACATTTAAACGTAGGTTTTAAGGTAATTTTCATATCATATTCAGGCCAATCATCATTTTTAATTAGCTCAAACGTTTTAATATTTTTGTTAGATTCTTTCATTTATTATATTAAAAATTTCATCTTTTTCATTTAAAGATAAATATTTAAACCTATTTTTAACATCTTGTATTCGATATTTTAACCCAGTATCTCTTTTAAGATAATTTCTATTTATACCTTCATATATAACTCTTTTATTAAAAAATTTACATTCTGCAATAAATCTTGGACTACAATCAAATCTATCTTTTACAGGTGTGTAAATATAGCAATCAAATAATTCAAATATATTATCGACACCTGGTTTCAATACTTGTATATTATTGCTTAAGTCTGTATATAATTCCGGTTTGTTAGTAATTAAAATATATTTCTGAAAATTATATTTTTCAATTATATTTTCAACATGTTTAGGGGATACATACCTACAGTTGGACGTTAGATATAGTAAAGCCGTATCAGTCTTAACATCTTTACATTTTTTTAATTTAGTAAACAAAATCTTTTTTACATAATCGATAGCTATTTTTCTTTCTTCTGGTATATATTTTGAATAAACTCTTTTATCAGATAGAAGATGTACTTTATATGGTATATCAAATATAGTATGATTGCAATGATTAGAGCATTTAAATGAAAAAATATTTTTAAAAGATATAACAGTACCATTATGTAAAAGTCTAGTCTTTAAAGCACCATCAACAAAAAGTATATTTTTACCCATTAATACATTAGGTCTATTACAGTAGAATGTATTTTTTTTATATATTTCTAATTCCTTTTTAGAAAAATTATACTTACTTTTAATTATTTTTTCAAAATCTTCCCAGTTTAAAATAGTCTCTCCAAAAAATATACCAACTTTAAATTTATCTTTTAATATAAAGAAATAATCTATTATTTCAAATATATGACCACTTACCCCATGTTCATGGTTCATTTCCCATGTCATAGATATAATAATATCATAACTTTTATCTAATTTAAATATACTTTTCATAACTCCATTGTATATCGCAGCCACAACACTCCATTGGACATTTAATAAACTTATTATCTTTTTTTCTTATCAAATATGGTTCTTTTGTACAAGCGTTATATATCGATCCTTTATAATCAATAACCCACCTTAACGGTTTACAATTTATATTTTTAAGTTCATGTAACTTATTATCTAAAACTTCTCTATAACTATAATTACGATTGACACCATCTACAGTAAAAGGCCACGACCTTTTATCATCTTTTATATATTTGTTAAACCTTTCATAAAATTTATCAGTATATATAGGTTTATACCCATATACAGTATCATATAAAAATGATATATTATATTCTATTTTATTTTTTTTGCAAAATAGTAAAAAATTTTCGATATCGTCCCAATATTTTTTATTATCATGCAACATTACTACCGGCAATACATTAAACTTACGATCTTTTAAAAATAAACAATCATCTTCTATACTAGGGTTATAATTCTCAAAGTGTATAGAAGCGTTTATACAAATTTTATTATTCGGATTTACATTTTTAAAATTTTTTTTACTTTGTTTTAAATTTGTCAATATGTATATATTTTGACATTTTTCATTTTTAGTCAATTCATTAACTATACAATCAAAATTAGGATGTAAAGTAGGCTCACCTCCTAAAAGCTCGATATCAAAATTTGGGGTAGATTTTAAGTCTATCATTTTCAATACCTTTTTAAATATATTACTAAAAATCTTAGACTTATGAACATTACAGCTAGATGTATAATTTTTATCACCATAACCTTCAATACAATAACTACATTTCATATTACACAAATCAATTAAAAACCACTGGAATGTGTGTAGGTTAAACCCACTATAACCACATTTTTCAATTTTCATTATAAAAGTCTTTTCTGTAGTGAGTTATTTCTGTTATCTTTTCACCCTTTTCAGGGTATACATCCATATCTAACTGAGTTTCAATACCATCACAAATATAAAAATATTTACATTGAGCACATTGGGTTGGTTTTTTGTATCCACCTAAACGACCTACTTGAGCTTTTGCATATCCTAGCTCAATTTTTTGATTATGAGTATACGATTTAGTTAAGTCAACATCATAGTCATAAATTTCTTTATTCCAATCATATATGTCATATATATGTTGGTATTGATTACATACATATTTTTCATACCCTTTCATAAAACAAAATGGAGTATATCTAACATTAATATATTTTGTATCATTAATTATAAGATCTATACACCTTTTAATGTTATCAGTTAGCTTATTATAGTCATCGATCGGTTCAAACGTCTTATTATCATCCCAGTAATTAAGTGTTAGAAAATTTACTTCATATGGTTGTATACGTTTAATAACATCAGCATATGATATCAAACCTTTGTAGTTTTTTTGATATACTGTACAGTTAATTCTAACTCGTATACCATGTTTCTGACATAGTTCTATAGCTTTATTAATCTTTTTCCAACCATTTTTACGACCAACAATGTCATCATGAACCTCTTCATTATATCCATGTAAACTGAATAATATTTCTTTCAACCCATGTTCTTTAGACTTTAATAAAAATTTTTCATTTGCAAATAAAGAGCCATTACTTAAACAACTTATATTTTTAAATTTATCGTTACAATAATCTAATATTTTAAACCAATCTTTATGTATAGAGCTTTCACCACCTGAAAGATCAACCTCATCAATACCATATTTATGTAAAATATCAATCCGTTCCTTTATAACATCAAACGATGTTTTTACATCTAGTTGATCAATATAATAACAAAATTCGCAGTGATAATTACAATGAAACCCGGTATCTAATTTAGCTCGATTGCATCGTGTAGTTTCATAATCTATATCAAACTTACCAACACTCAGATTGTTGATGTCGAGATTATCAATGTCCATATCATGTTATTATATAGTTATTTAATTATTTTTCAACGTTGTCGTTAATATGTTCAATTCTATTTTTTATTTGATATTTACAATATGCTAAGAGATCATCTTTCGAATCATCACAACCTTCTAATTCAGTTAAAAATGATTGTAATTCTTCAATATTATCGATACCCTTAATAATATTACCAATTTCTTTTTTAGCTAGCATATCCACACTATCTATATTAAAGATATCATCAACATCACTTTTAAGATTTGATATTTCACCAGGTAACGGCAATAAAATTGGAGGCCATAGATCAAATAAATCAATTAAATCACTACCACATTTTATTTTTAGATCTTCTGTTTCAATGTCGTCTGTAGTACTGTAGAACATTTCTTTTATAGCCTCTACATCTTCTTTATCTTCTTCTGTTTCACATTGATCGATTAACAAATCTAATTCTTTTACATTCTTATTTATTTCCTTGTTGACCATTAGTTTGAATGCATCTATTATATCATTATTATAACAATCATCAATTTCATTGAGTAAAATATTTTTAATAGGTATTGATAAATTTATCATTTTAAGAAAATTGATACGCTGTTTTGAACTTTTGATCCCGTTAAAATCTATAAACGTCGAATCTAGAATCGTATTGTATATCTCATCTACAGATTTATCAGTTGTAAGTTGTAGCTCAGCGATTACTGGTTTACAAAATTCTATTATATCTAATACGTTTTTATTGTTTTCGTTTTTATCATCAACATTAATAACATGGCAATATTCTATATTATCAAGAACTATATTGATAATTTTATTATTAAATATATCATAACAAAATAAAGTTTTTTTATTTTGAGGTTGTTTAATATCAATATTAAAGAACTGTTTATCTAAAGTACAAAAGTGTATAACATGATTGTATGATAAACACGTTAAACCTGAAGATAGATCCTCAGTTATAAAATTATAAAACCCTTCATTCATTATAATATATATATACTAAAAATAATAATATTCAAGAGGTTACTGCTTACCAATATATACTTCTTTAGTAGTAGTAAACGAATTACCATTATTGGCACCTAAATTAATAGTTACATTATTTGTTCCAAAAGATATTAGTTGAGGGTTGAAAGTACCACTACTCAAAGCAAATAATTTTATTGAAAAACTCTCTTTAGTAGCTGTTATAATGGCGCCGGTATCCTTAGCAGCTTCCATAGTACAATTATATATTTTGAAAGCACCATTCTCAGCACCTACGTTAAGTGAACCAAAATTAATATTTGTTTGCCAATTACCTGTTTTTGAACCTTGACCAGACACTGTAAATCTATAGGCTTTCTGGTCACCATACACTCCATTAAATTGTATAAAGCCATTATTACCAGTCCAATAACTACCATTTTTCTTTTCATTCCTTACTCTAAGTTGCATGCCATATATTAGAACCCCATGCCAATCGTCCATTGACACTGTCGTATTATTTGCAGCTACTAATGTATCTTTGACCAATCCTTGAGATCCAACATTATCTCTGAACCAATTTCTTAATTCGTTTATTGAACTATTAGGTTCATTCGCACTAGTAGAAGCATCTTTCATACTTTTTAGTAAATTTATACTTCTGTTAACACCAGCAGTTGTACCGGGACCTAATGGACCGGAATCGTAAATAGAATGGGATGGTTTTGCCATACTAATATTTATGTATAATTATGATTTTTTCCATTTAACCCGTTTAGAGCTTTTCTTTTTATACATCTTACCTTTTATTTTCTTACAAGCAGCTTTAGTAGGTCTGCATGCTGGGTAACTACCACCTGATTTTTTTGATTTCCTACCGCAAGGTCCTCCAGTTTTACAATTTATCCACCCACTAAATTTTTTACCAGTCTTAGGGTCAGTACCTCCACGCTTAAACCACTTATGTAAGCTATCACTAGCTTCAGTTAGATAATGATCAACTAGATTATCAAAATTCATTATTTACCAGCTTTACGCTCTTTATTAGCATGTAATTTATCGCCTGATTTTTTTGCTGCTTTGTAGGCTTTACTACCTTTTCTTGCAGATTTTTTACCAGACTTCTTCTTTTTGTTAATGTTCGCCCAAAGACTTTCTAATATTGTATTGAATTGATTCATTTCTTTTTCCAAATTTTACCTTTACGACATCTAACGATTGCTCCTGATTTATATGCTGAGGTCTTTTTACCATAAACGCTATCAGCTTTTCTTTTACATCTATCTTCACCATCTTCAGCAGGCACCGGGCTATCTATATAAAAGTCTCCTTTATGGTAGAGATTACCATCTTCTCGATAATGCAAATGAGTATTAATTCTTACACCATTATCAAGGGTAATAACGTCGTACTTCTTATTGTGATCGACAACTTTACCCTTTGAGGTAAAACTTGTTGTACCACCGCCTGATGTATCTTTAGTTGCATATACTATATTTTTACCAATATAGTTTGACGCTTCTTCATAAAATGTTTTAAATGTCTTCATAATAAATTACCATTTTTTGCATGACCAGTAGCCTGCAGTTGTTTTATCTTTCTTTTGATCGCATTTATGGCGAGCTCTGAAAGATCTACGAGCTGCTGGATTAGATTTACGTATTCTCATCGTTTTTCTTTTAGCAGATGTACCACCGTGACCAAAATTAACTTTTTTTACGTTACCAGTCTTAGGATTTTTTACATACACTTTAAACTTCTTGACATCACCTCTTGTAGGTTTATTAAGGGTTACTTTTCTACCTTTATATTCAGCATCTTCATCATAGGCTTCTAATAAGGAGTTATACAATTCATTAAAGTTCATAAAAATATTTAATCTAACATAAATATTATTATGGCCTCAATTGATAATAATTTAATTTTTGAACAATATAAACAAGTAAATGAAGATGTAGGTTTAGGACCTATGATAGGTAAATCAATTAATGTACCTGCACCGGGTGGTCAATCTACAGGAGCAAAAGTTATTTTTAGTCTTGTAAAGCCTAAACATAGCGACGGTTGTAGTGATGCTAAGACAGAAGAAGAGACAGTATACATCCAAGCTGGTGATACAAACGATGGTTGTGATGATGATTGCGGATGCAATGGCTGTAATGATGGTGAAGATGATTATGATGGTGAAATAGATATGGCTAGAGCAGAATTGTTAAAAGCTGCTGAATATGCTACTAAGCTCTTTAATCATCTTGAAAATATTGAAAGTTTAGAAGGTTGGACAGCTAGCAAAATTACAAAAGCTTCTGATTATTTATCATCTGTATACCATGCATTAGAATATGACGCTTTAGGTGCTGATGTAGAAGATGAAGAGGATGAAGATATAGAAATTGACGATTACGACGCAGCAAAAACAGCAAGAGATACTGGATTTGCAGGAGAGTAAAAAATTAATTTAATATCTGCTTAATATTAGCTTTATCTTCAGTAGATAACACTTCAGGTGTAAAATATTCGATAGCTTTATCGATATCTGAAGTAATTAACTCTCTTGTCATCGTACCTGATATACCTTCTGCTTGCATTGGTATCTTTACAACCCGTACGAGTGGGTATTTTTCTATATTCTTTTCAAAATATTCGTATCGCTTAACATCATCATCTTTATCACCTGCTCCGACTATAATATTAACGCCTTTATTATTATCTGCATAATCATATACAGATTTTACAGGAGTTACATCAGAAATAATAACTTCAATAGGTTTATTTAAATATTTTGCATATATTTCCCATATTTGCTTGGACTGTTCAGCTGTAATACCATCTCTTTCTTTTTTACCTATAAAAATAACTCCTTTATCTGCATCTTGTAAGATGTAATCGAAAGAATGATAATGTCCCTTTGTTGGTGGCTTATAACCTCCTGGATATAACGCAACTGTTTCGGTATTTTCATCTTCAGAAATAATTTTATTATATAGCTCATTAAATTTTTCACCAAATGCATTAGTCTTAGTAGTTAAACCTCCCCTACCAAAATTATCAGCACGGTAAGGTGGGTCAGAATAAACTGATCTAACTGCTTCCTGATCTTCCTTAGTAGTTGGCTTACCAGTACCAAAATTAGCTCGACTAAATTCTCCTCGATCTACTAATTTTGTAATTTGAGCTCCATCATCAGTAACTTTTGAAAGAGCAAACCCTTCCGGGGCTGTTGTTTGCCATTTATTAGGAGCTTCTTCTAAGTATGTACCTAGTAAATCATTCTGTGTAATTTCATTAAAGATTTTAATTAGATTATTCTTAAGATTAGCAATAATTTTTGTAATTTCAAATGCATTCTTAATAGAAAGTTTAAGTTTTTTAAGAGATGATAGCGTGCTTTTCATCTGTTGCGTTTTCTTTTCTTTACCTTTCTCACTTTTTAGTTTCTCAATGTCTTTTGTAAACTTACCAGATATCCAATTTACAAATTCTTCTGATGAAATAGATGTATCTTCTAAAAATCTACCAGCTCTTATTTCAGAATTGATATAAGTCTTTAATAAACTAGTATAATCGTCAAGAGAACTAAAATCTACCTTATCAGCTAACATTAAAACTTGTTTCTTTTTCTTTTGTACATCTTTAAGTAACAATTTACTGAATGATGACCTGTCATTTTTTGATTTATTAGCTAAAACATTAAAAACAAATACTGTACTTGATGGGGAAAACTCTTCCGGTGATGATGTATACTTTTTAACCTTTAAAATACCATTTTGAATCATATATTCAATGTGAATAGCTACTCCAATTTTAGCTGTATTAATAACAGCACCATATGGGCTGTTTTGTGTTACAGCATACTTAATTGTATTAGGTGTAAAAGTAGTAAACCGATTTTCATTTGATACTCCATCGATAGTTTCTGGAGTTTCAACTTTTTTCATTTGCGGGTCAAACATATAATCCATTTGATATATACCTTTAAGATCTAAAGATGGTAAGTACCGCAATGCTAACTTAAGCTTATCAGCCAAACCACCACTACCATGGTTTTTAGTAATATCTTCATCTGTATAATTAATTTTAGGATTTTTAGCGAAAGCTGACTTACTAGCAACGAAAAATTTATTATTCGTATCTATACCTGCAACAATAGCAGGTGCACCATCAAATTTAGTAGATATCTTATAGTCAGACTCATCAACGAAGTAGGAAATAGATGATTCTATCTGACTGATAGCCTCTATAACACCTTGTTTACCTTTATTAAGTATATTTTCTTCTAAATGATCAATATGCTTAACTGCACCATCAATCGCATCGAAAAATTCTAAAATTATGTTATGATGTTGTTTAAACGATTTCATTTTTTATCCTTGAAGGGGTCTGAACTCAATATAATTCTCACGAGCACCTGATTTGGTTCTAACAATTGCTGGGTTGGCTGTCTCCATTGGTGTATTTGCGAATTGATCACCAGTCTCAATAACTGCAATTGAACCGTTACTATGAGCAGTATTAATTCCGATCAGCTTATCCCAAGCACCGGCGCCATCAGTTTTGGTTGATTTATAATAGTCAAAACTATGTTCTTTAAATGCCTTGATAACATTCTCATAATCAACTTTACTTCCTTGATAAGCTTTAACCATTTTTTCTGCATATTCAGGGTTAAGAATTTCAGAATAAATTTCTTCAACCATCTCATCTGTTTCAATACCCTCAGCTTTGGCTTTATTAATAAAAAGATCGACGAACTTTTTCGTACTTAATGACTGCATTGATTCAAAATAGCCCATTGCCTGGTTACCGAGATATTTTGATAAAATATTTTTAATTCTTTCAGGGTTGGGACCAGCCTTGTCACTAATACGACCCCCATTAACCTTAAGCTCATATATTTCACCATTAATACTGATATCCCCTTTAGTTTGTTCATCAACATCTTTTGAAAGCATTGCAAAAGCAACTTCACCAGGTCCTTGTTGTAGTTTACCAACCCCTACAGGCATTAATTGTTGGTAAGCTTCCCAATTAGCTTCATCAGTAAAAATTTCTAAAGGTGCGTAATTACCAACCGTTGAAAGCTTCTTACTATCAACTGCTTTGTTAGCATTGACATCTCTAACAACGCTTTCAATATCATTACTAGACATATTCGAACTCATAAGAATTCTATATACTTCATCAAGATCACCATCACTTCCATCCAGAGAGGTATTAATAATATCGCGATTTGCTTTCCCTTCAATATATTTTTTAACTCTTATTTGATCCTCATAACTAAGAGCATCGAAAGCAGCTATATCCTCTTTATCAAGTTTAAGCTTTTTTTTATCATCTACATCAAACTTACCAGACATTTGGTCTTTATCAGATACAGTAACTTCTTTGCCTTTGTTCTTACCACTTTGTACAGGTCTAAACAGTTGACGCTGATCATCCTCAAATACTACCTGTTGTCTTGGTAATTTAGGTACACCTCTACCAGCAGCTTCCTGCAAGTATATATCCGTTAATGATTTCCAGCTCATGCGTCAATATCAATATCGGTTGAATATTTCTGCATAATTCTAATTAGCATTGAAAGGGTTTCTTTAGCATTTACTTCGTTAATATCATCTAAACCTGCAATAGTATCGACATCTTCAGCCTCAATTGTAGTTACTATTGCTTTTTTAAGTAATCTAACCAAAAGAACTTCACTTTCAGGAGATAATGTAGCTACCTCTGGTTCAGCAGCAGGTGGTTCTTCAACAGGCACCTCTTCAACAGGCACCTCTTCAACAGGTGCATCGTCCTGTTCAAGAATTGTATCATATAATTTTAAAAATTTTAATCGTCTCATTATATTTTTATACTTTTAATTTTGTTAGCTATTTCAATCATTTTAGCACCATATGCTTTATTAATTTCTTTTTGAGGATCCGGACCAAACATTTTACCCTTTTTAGGGTCTGTTGCTAACTTTTGAGCAAATTGTACTGCTTGAGCTTGTTCTGGATCTAAAAATGCTTCTTGATCTTCGATATGAGATTCTTCATCACTAAAAAATCCATCTAATGAACGAATACCACTTTCTTGATCTTCTTCATCTTTATAATTATTTTCAATACTATTATGAATATTATTGTATAATTCTTCAAGTTCTTTAAATTCGTGACTACCATCGTTAACTAACTCACCTTGTTCAATAGGTCTATTATGATATTCGTCAACATCTACATCTTCTCTCTTATAAAGAGCTCTTCTTGCTTCCGCATATTCACTGTTATTTCTAAAAGCATTCATCTTTTGTCTTAATTCTGATTTTTTTTCAGGATCTTTTTCTGCCATCATCTCACGAAATAAATCTCTACGTTCTTTTTCTCTTTCAAGATGACCTTGATAATCATACTTATTTTTAAACTCATCAGTGTCGGCTGCTCCTGAACGTAATTTTGTAATATCTTGATTAACAAAATCGCCTAACTCAGTTAAAAATTTACTTAAACGTACTTCAGGGGCATTCGGAGAGTTCTTATTACCACCTATACCGTGCATGTTCATAGAATATAATCTAGCAAAACTTCCAGAATCTAAAATATCTCTTCTAGACTTACCTACAAGACTTCTTAAAAAATCTCCAAATGATTGACCAATTCGAGGTGATATTTCAGCAAGTTGATTTTCTTTTAATATATCATTATTTTCTTGTAATATATCGTTAGCCAGTTGAGTGAAGTTATCCATAATAATATTTATTTAATTAAGAGTAGTTTAGTTGACAACCTATTAAAATATTCATAGTTAAGAAACGTTAATTCATATTTTTTAGTCATTTTTTTGATTCCACTAAATGTATATTTTGCGGTATCAAACTGATTGTATTTTATTAGTATTGAATTTATCGTTAAAGAGCTCTTACCATCATCGATATCTATAAGATGTTTAAGGTAATCTAATGATAATTTACTTATATGTAGGATTACTGGTAATACCTTGTCTAATTTTTTAATAATTTTTAATAAAGATTTTAAGATCTCTTTTTCACTATAATATTTCATTAATTCACACTCATCAAGCTGGGTATAATTAAAAAATACAACAGATTTCGTCTTCATTTTTAAAATATTATTACACATATGAAGAATTGTATGATGTAATATTATTTTATTTACATCTTTATTGTTTATCTTCTTATCTAATAAGTTAAATGCATGTAAATCATTTATTATATCAAGTTGTATATCTTTGCAAAAGATTTCATTGAAATCTATCAAATCTAAACCATACATTTTTAAATATAAACTATTCACACGTTATTATATCATGGTTCCATAAAATCTTTCGGTGGTTTGCCGATTCTACAGTTAATTATACCATTATAATAATCTTCACTTAATAATACCCCTTTATCAAACTGCATTTTGGTCTCGTAATAACCTAATTCGTACTTATTCTTACAAAATTTAATAATTTCAAATTTAAATTTATGCTTACCATTTGTATCTATATCAATATTAAGTTTATCACTTGAGCCTGTATACGTTTTCCAATCACTTTCAATATAATCAATACGTTTTCTCTTTTTACCTTTAAGAGGTTTACGTTTAATTTTTTTAACCATCTGTTTTCTACCGATATATTTTTTATTGTTTACTAAATTGGTTATTTCATATATAAATCCATAAGCACCTTCTGGTACTGTTTCGTAAACCTTCCAATGACCTGTATCCACCCTATTATTTACTTCTTTTTTGCACGTTTTCTACGTGACTTACTTTTAACCTTACCTTTTCTAGAGTAAACACCTAAAGCTTTAGGTATTCTTGAATCTCCTGGTGCATACCAATCTGTATTGGATATGCCCCTATGATCGGCACCAGCAGCTGGTCCGAAAGCACTACCTGCACCACCGGCTACATTTTCATCTTCCTCAGATACTTTTTTCCTACCTTGCTTTTTAGATGTTTCCTTTTTTTCATCTTTATGCACTCGAGTCTTTGATCCCATTAACCCTTGGCTATTTTTTCTTACATTTAATGTTTTCTTAAAAGCTTTTTCAAATAAAGTTGTTTTCTTCATAATAGTATTTATACTTATATAGTGAATAACATTGATCAATATATTACTGAAATTGAAAAAGATCTTATAATTAATGAATTTAATATTAAAGATGTTTCAATGAAGACTCCTGCAAGAAAGCATTACTGGGTAGGTAAACTTATACAACATAAGAAAAATTTATATAAATTAGAAAAAGAAAAGGCAGAGATTAAGAAACAAGTAGTTAAAGAACTATTAGAACAAAGCCCGGTAAAGATATCGATCCCGGTTGCTGAAAAAGCTAGTACTAAGCATGCTAGCATAGTTAAAATTAATGAAGATATAAACAATGAAATATTAACTATAGAATTTTTAGAAAAAACTGAAAAAATTTTTAGTAGTGTAAGCTTTGACGTTTCAAATATAGTTAAGATTATGCAAATGGAGCAGTTATGATAGAGTTTACACTAGAGAGAAATAAAATTCGCTTAAAATGTAATGATTTTGAATCTATAAGAGAGCATTTTAGTGTTAAAGATGAGACAGCTCGTTTCAGATTAAAAGGTCGAAGCCGGTTTGCAGCTCCATCTCGTGTATATTGTATAACACCAACAGGTTTATTTGATTATGGATTATTTTATGATATTTTAGCTTATATTAAGCAAGAAAGACCTAATGATCAGATAACTGTAAGTACCGGTATATCAGAAATAGTTAAACCTGGACTTAAACAATGTAGACTGTATGATAACTTAACTCATGAGTTGAGAGACTATCAAATTCAATCAATTAACCAAGCTTTAAATTACGGTAGAGGGGTATTAAAAATGGGTACTGGTGCTGGTAAGACTTTAACGATTGCTTCATTGTTAATGAGTGTATATGCTAGTAATAAAAGCTTTAAATGTTTAATTATTGTACCTGATTTATCTTTAGTTAATCAAACATACTCAGACTTCGAAGAATATAATGTTTTGTTTAAATCAACAAGATGGACAGGTAAAATTAAGCCAGATTTAACCTCAAACGTTATAATTGCAAATCTAGGTATATTACAAAGTCGATTTAATGATTACGATTTCTTAAAATATGTAGATATACTAGTTATTGATGAATGTCATAAATTAAAAAAGAGTAATAAAATTAATAAAATAGTAGAATCTATTACAACTAATAATAAGTTTGGGTTAACCGGTACATTACCTGATAATAAAATTGATGAATGGAATATTTTAGGTAAACTCGGGAATGTAATTTATGATAAAGATAGTCATTCTTTGAGAGAAGAAAATTATTTAACTAATGTCAATGTTAGCTTTTTAAACATAAAATACAAAACAAAACCAAAGTATGATAAAGCATCTAACAACTATAGAGTTGAATTAGATTTTATATATTCTAACGAATTTAGAAATAATGTAATAAAAAATATTTGTGGTAAGTTTAATAACAATTCCCTAGTACTAGTGAATCATTTAGTACATGGAGATGCTTTATATGATAAACTAGTTAAATATAGCGACAAACAAGTATTTTTTGTTAAAGGTGAAATGGAAGTCGAAGTTAGAGATAAAATTAAAAGTATAATGGAAGTTAATAACAATGTTATTTGTATTGCAATGAGTTCAATATTTAGTACAGGTATTAATATTAAAAATATACACATGATTATATTTGCAAGTGGTGGTAAAAGTTTTGTTAGAACTATTCAATCTATAGGAAGAGGTCTAAGACTGCATGGTGATAAAGATAAATTAGTAATAATAGATATAGTTGATAATTTAAAGTATGGTAAAAGACATGCTGAAAAAAGACAAGATATTTATAA